CAAAATTTTATCTATGACTGATGACTTTATTCAGTCTAATAGAAAGGATGGAGAAATATACTCTCACTACCATTATGATATGATGGCAGACTTTGCTCTGCATATATTAGAAACCTTTAACACCAAAGAGAGATGAAAAAGATACTTAATTGGATTAAACGAATTGGAAACATGCACCGAACTCTAATAAAGGTCAACAATGGTGAATTGAGAATTACTAAGAAAGGTAACGTTAAAGAACCTAAGAAATGAAGTACGACCCGAACAATGAGTTAACGGATGAGCAAATGGAAGCCTTATCCGAAGATGAGTTCTTTGAATACTTAGATACCAAAGCAGAGTATCTAAAACAATTCACCAAACCATTGGGTGAGTATCACGCCAAACGATTCGCTGCTGCTACTGCCGAATCGCAGGGTAGGAAGTTAACCGATGCCGAATATCAATCTGCTAAGAAGATTGGTAAGGAAGGGGATAAGGAGAACCAACAAAAGATTATCGATAAGATGATTGAGAAGGGTTGGGAAGAACCAGATAAGAGAGTTGATAATGTAAAGACTCATCGCTCACAATGGTTCGATTAGATAGAATAAATTTTATCAAAATTTTTCTAAAGTTCACACCGTTGAAAACTTAACCTTATCTTAACATACTTTGTTTGGAACTTCCAACGATTTTCCTTACATTAGTACTGTAAGATTAAGAGATAGAAGATATGTTATTTCAAAACGTAAAACCCGTTCAAACGATTGAAGAGTTCGAAACTCAGTTGATTAACCAAATTACTGAGTATTGGCAAACTAACTACCCAACCCTAACGATACCAAACATAGAAATCACAAAGGGTCATAAGTTCTATAAGATTATTGTTGGAACTTCTGTTTGGGGTTTCATCGCTCGAATTCCGTTCGTTCACAAAGGTGTTCAATTGAAGAAGGGTGATTTGATGAAGCCAGCCGGATGGGCTACTGCCGCTAAACATCCTCGTGGAAATGTGATTGATGGAACGGCTCAATACGGAGCGTATGGTCCAACCTATCTTTGTTAAGAATAAAATTGTTAAGATATGAATATAGAGAAACCAAAAGTGACTAAACCTTGGTCAAAAGAAATGTATGAGTGGAATGATTTCGTAGCTTCGTTGATGAAGGGGGAAATCAAAGTTCAGATTGAGAACGCCTACAAACGTAAGGAGTGGGATACGCTAAACGAACTGATGACCTTATGTGGTGGTGTTCGTTATGGTAGTGGGTTCGATATCGATGACCTCTACGAAGGATGTGTTAACGAAGTACAGAACGTACCCAACTATTGGTTGAACGATGAGTGGGAGTATGCTGTTAAGAAAGGTATTGTTAACGATTGTGTTAAGATTGAATTTATTGGTTATTAAATAAACTAAATATGAACATTACAAATGAGGGGGAACTCCAAGCAGTTCTCAACTACAAAGTAGGCGATACTGTCCTACATACTGATTTTGGGTATGGTGAGATTTTCCATATCGATGGTACAATGGCAGATATTATGTTTAAAGGTATCTACGAAACAAAGTACCTACCACTATCTGAATTAGTTAACGAAATCGGAAATTAAATTTGGATATATGAAAAATATTTTGTATATTTGTTATCAATTATGACAAATATAAAAGCATTCGTACCTGATTATGATGAACTACTGAAGTGGAGTGAAGAACAGATTGTGAAACGATATCGCAATGTGGAGATACTGATAGGTAGTAGTGATAGCATCAAACACATCAATGAAGTATTAAGTAAACATCATAAAAAATGAAGTTAGATTTTAGAACACGTACATCGTTTTGGCAAACGTTTGTATCTAGTCCAATCACATTGGATGCCGAAGTATTCCGTAATACCACTCCCGCTTTTCAAGGAGAAACGGAAGAAGATTTTTATTGGTTCATTCAGGAGAACCTAAGTAGTTGGGAAGCTGAAGAGTTCATCGATACGAACGAAGAAGTGTTGGGTGATTTGGCAAATGAGCTTTACGATACCTTTGTAGAGTACCCAGGCGAACTGATGTTTGATTCGCGTGAGAAGAGTGAAGAGATTGTTGTTGAGGGTGGTAAGATTAACCCCGAATGGCGTAAGTATAACGGATTCGAATCAATCTATAACGATGAGTAATTATGGCAAAGTTAAAATCTAAATACAAAAGGAAAGAATCAGAACTTATTGATTCTATGATTAAGAGTGGTACTAAAACATTCATCACTCAGATTACTATGGTAGAAACTTCAAAGATGAAGGGATATCAGATATATGAATGTAAGTACGTTGATAGCGGTGCATCCCGTAACGTAAACATTATCGCTATGGATATCACAGATGCTGTAACGAAGTTGGAAAGTATTGTTGGTATGGGAGTACCTGAACAAACTGCTAATTATATGTTGGGAAGTGAAACTCTAAATAAAAAATAATTTATGGCAAATCACGTAATGACATTTGTTGAGGTTCTATCTGATGAACCTAAAGTGTTTGAGAAACTGAAAGAGATGTTCGATGGACACGATTGGCAAACTCTACAGGATACTATGTTCCTATACAACGCGTTGTATGGAAGTAGTGAATATGATAGAGGAGATTATACCGATAAGATTGGTGCTAAGTGGGCATACATTGAGAATGTAGAAGCATATGATGAAGCATTCCAAATGAGTACCTGCTCCGCATGGTATTACATTGAGAACGCAATTGAACGTTTGGGTGAAATCCTATTTGAGATTGATAACGATGTGGTACTTCAATACACATTCGAAGATGAATCACTTGACCCAATTGGTGGTGGTGGTTGGTATAAGAATGAGATGATTACCTATGATGATAACTATGAATGGCCAGATGAAGATGCTGATGATTATGATGAGCAGATGGATGATTTGTGGGAGAACGTTCACCACATCCAAAATGAACTGATGGAAGAAGCAGTACGTGACCTGATGGATGATTATGGGGATGAGTAATCTTTTAACAAATTCGTAACATTAAAATTTGGATAGTAAAGATTCCTTTCGTATATTTACACTGTAACGATTGAGAGAAACAAAGAAACCCCAGAAACGATGATGAACGTTGACCCTCAGATTAAGAAAATGGTGTTGGCATGGCCAACCGATGTGAAGCTGAAATCCATTCGGGATTTGGTCGATGATGGTAAGATTGGAATGGCCATTCAACTTTCTCAGATTATGTTGGATGCTCCGATGAAAGATGGAGGTGTTCCTTCTGAACTGATTCAGGATGCAATGATGGGTTCTAACTAAAAAATGAGTGATATGAATTTTAATGATTTGAATTTTAAACAAAACGAATTGGGTGCTCTCCAAGCGAAGATGGAGTTCGCTAATGGTAATGTACTTAGTGTAGTTGCCGGTAGTGGTATGTACTCCACACCACGAGAGAATCTTAATTCACCAAATGAGTTCTCCACTTTTGAGGTTGGTATCTTTGGACCAGATGGCGGTTGGGCAACTCGAAACTTCTTCCCTAATTGTAGTGATGATGTAATGGGTTGGCAATCGCGTGAAGAGATTAACTCTATCATTGAACTAATTGGATAATGATTCGAATGGCCGGGTGGTGGAATTGGTAGACACGACAGACTTAAAATCTGTTGAACAGTAATGTTCGTGCGGGTTCGATTCCCGCCCCGGCTACTAAACAAAATAACAATGGAAGAAATTGTACGTTACACATTAACTGCGTTTGTAGGATTTATGGTAGGTTCTCTTGCCTATGAAGTTATTAAGTTTATCTACTCTTATATAAAACGAATACGAAGCTAAATATACAATATGCGCCCGTAGCTCAGCTGGATAGAGCATCTGCCTTCTAAGCAGACGGTCACAGGTTCGAATCCTGTCGGGCGTACTAATTTACTAATGGTGTTTATAGCTCAATTGGTTAGAGCACTGGATTGTGGTTCCAGAGGTTATGAGTTCGATTCTCATTAGACACCCACTTAGTTCTTTGACTTACGGATTTTTTTGCGAGTTCTGCACCCCTACATATTCAGCGGGTGTTTTCAACATGGGAATGTAGCTCAGTTGGTTAGAGCAGGACTCTTATACAGTCAAGGTCATGGGTTCAAGTCCCGTCATTCCTACAACCGACCTCTTAGCTCAGTTGGTAGAGCATCACACTTTTAATGTGAGGGTCCAGGGTTCGAGCCCCTGAGGGGTCACTTGCCGATGTGGTGGAATTGGTAGACACGCTAGTTTTAGGCACTAGTTCTTCGGAGTGAGAGTTCGAGTCTCTCCATCGGTACATATACATCCTTAGCTCAGTTGGTTCAGAGCATCTCGTTTACACCGAGAAGGTCGTTGGTTCGAACCCAACAGGATGTACTTCACTAAATAAATTTCAATATTTATATAATAGTAATGATACTAATAAACAATAACTTATGAATTACAAAATCGCAAGAAGATTGTACCAAGCTTTGGAAGCAAAGTACACAGCAGAGATAATGGATGCGAGAGCACGATTATCAGTTTACTTCGAATCCTCTGTAGGAATCGGTGAACACCCACAACTTACTGAAGAGATTGACAACTTAGTTGACCAACTCGCAAACGCAACGGATAAATTGGAAACACTTTCTAAGAACTTCTCAAAGGAGTATGGTAGTGATATCCCAACAACACTCGTTGATAGAGAAGAGAAGGAGTTAATTAAAGGTTAGACTCACAAGCCACTATAGCTCAGTTGGTAGAGCAGCTGATTTGTAATCAGCCGGTCATCAGTTCAAGTCTGGTTAGTGGCTCATACAGAGGAATGCCAGAGCGGTCGAATGGACTGGTCTTGAAAACCAGCGTACTTCACGGTACCGGGGGTTCGAATCCCTCTTCCTCTGCAGGTTACTGTTCTTTGATTTAATAAGGAGAAAAATATGGAAATAACATCATTTATTTTAGGTGTATGTGCTGCTATCGTATTACTGATGGTTGTGGGTACGTTTGTGAATTATGTGAGTGTTAAATCACTCAAAGAGCAACTTGATAATATTAATCAAATGATGATTGATATTGAACGTGATATCTACAATAATGTAGATGATTTGAATAAAGAACTTCACAACGAAGTTGATGAGGTTTACAAAACAATTGATTCCAGGTTTGATAAGTTTGAGAATCGTATTAACCAAAACAAATAATTAATTAACCCATTAAAGAATGGTAACCTTCGGGATGTGGCGCAGTTGGTAGCGCACCTGCTTTGGGAGCAGGGGGTCATAGGTTCGAGTCCTGTTATCCCGACGTTAGAAAAAAAATCCGAAATATATTTGGAAGTTTGAAAAAACTTTTGTATATTTGTAGAAGTTCTTTGAAATAATAATAAAGGCACCTGAAGCATTGGCCGTGTGGATGGTGAGTGTATGACCGAACAATCCCTATCGGAAGAAGGGGATAAGGTACACCTGACACTGAACACGATTCAGTTCGATTGCTCAAATGGGTAATTGAGTTCCGACAGGAAAGAAGGTGGTAGGTTAGGAAGAAAGCTAAACCAATTCTTCTAAGAGCATTGTAAGTACCCGAAAGGAAATCTTACTTTATGACCGAATAATCCTATAATGGGGGATAAGGTACAATCAAAGTCGTTGTGGCGCACTGATGAGATTAACCATCTTAAAGTGAACTCTGAATAAAAGTAAGAGTTGATTGGTATGCGGTATAATTAACCATAAACTAACTTTTCAGAACTGGTATATTCTGATTCACGCTCCTTTATTATTTTTCAAAGATTTTATTTGGATATATGAAAAATGTTTTGTATATTTGTAATCAATGAAATGGGATAGTGTACATATAACCGATAAGATTCACTACTTAAAAGCAGTAGTAGAGAACTCCACCACCGATGGGGGTGAGCAATCACTACACATAGTAAACGCACTAATCACAGGTTCATTGAACACCTTTAGTGGTGATATGGGATTTGAAATACAGAAACATCATATGGATTATATGAGAGAGTTGTGGGATACTCACATCAAAACTCAAAAAGATAATTCTGTGATTGATAAATTGCGAGAGAAGGGTTAAGAGAAACCCGCCTATCAACCAGATAGGAGGAGTTGGGGCAGTTCCAACCTTTCGCTCAAATGCGGGAGAAGAGTTAAGAGAAACTCGCCGTACTTCCAGTACGGAGATGGTGGGGCAGTTCCACCCTTCCGCTCTAATTAAACCAATATGAAAAAGTTTACTAATAGTGATAACGAATCCCAGCAGGGTAAAACTAAAAGGCAAATAATCGATTCTGAAACGTTCGCCATTATTGCTGTTGTTGGGTTGATTCTAACCATTGTGGCTGCCGCCGTATCAAATCTTTTGTACTAATGAGTGCTGAAACTGATATCGAAGAAATCCTAATTGAAGCATATGGGCATGGCCTTAGAGAAGAGGTAATGCAAACTGCTTCTGAGATTATGAAAGAGAATCCAAAGATGCGTAGAGTTGATGCATATCAACAGGCATACTATGAATGGATTAAATGAAACCATCTATTAAAGAGGTAGAACAAGCTATCGACAGAACCAGCATTCTCTATGATTCAATCGTAGGGAATGTTGTACGTCATAGTGTATATAAGTTAGATAAGGAATTCGCTAAACACATAGATGATGTGTTGGATTCTCTAAGTAGAGCACAAAGTAGTTTGAAAGAATATGGAAGCGATATTAAAGTTTAACCTACCAGATGACCATACTGAATTTCAATTTGCAGCCCAAGGGCCAATTATGTATTCAGTACTTTGGGGAATGGACCAATGGTTAAGGGCACAATACAAATATATGCCCGATGAAGAATATAGTGAGGATAGGTATAGAACCTATGAAGAGTGTAGAGATAAACTACGAGAGTTAATGTATGAGAATGGTGTAAATTTTGATTTATGAAGTTAGCAGTAATCGCACATGATGGTAAGAAAGCAGATATGGTATCGTTCGTAATGAAACGATTACCATTCTTCAAACGTAAAGATGTACAATTAGTTGGTACAGGTACAACTGGTACTATGATTATTCATGCTGGTCTAAAAGTAGAAAGAGTGGCATCTGGCCCAATGGGTGGTGATGCTGAGATTGGTGCTATGGTAACCAGAGGTGAGATTGATGGCGTAATCTTCTTTAGAGACCCATTGGATAAACACCCACATGATGTAGATATCTCAATGCTGATGCGGTTGTGTGATGTACACGATGTACCACTCGCTACCAATTACAAATCAGCACATATTATGGTTAAATATTTTGAGAACAAATGAGTAACACATTAGATAAACAATACCAAACACTACTCCAAACTATTTTGGATTATGGTGTAGATAAATCGGATAGGACTGGTACAGGTACCAAATCTATCTTTGGTTACACCTTTCGACATAATATGGAAGAAGGGTTTCCTCTACTAACCACAAAGAAGATGGCAGTCAAAACTATGATGACTGAATTGAAGTGGTTTCTAAAAGGAGATACCAACATTAAGTACTTGGTTGATAACGGATGTAACATTTGGAATGGTGATGCATATAAGAACTTCTTAAAGCATTCAGTACCTCATGACCATCAAGAAACAAAGGAAGAATTCATCAACAAAATCAAAACCGATGATGAGTTTGCTAAGAAGTGGGGTGAGTTAGGACCTATCTATGGTAAACAATGGAGAGACTGGACTGAATACTATGTTGAGAAATTAAATGGTGGTAATCCTATTATAGTTGAGAGAACTAAAGACCAAATCGAAAACCTTATCAACGACCTTAAAACAAATCCGAATTCTCGTAGACATTTAGTATCTGCTTGGAATGTTGGTGATATGGATGAAATGGTTCTACCACCATGTCATTATGGATTCCAATGTTATGTATCAGAAGGTAAACTATCCCTAATGTGGAATCAGAGAAGTGTGGATACATTCTTAGGACTACCATTCAACATTGCATCATATGGTACACTACTCCTACTACTATGTGAGGAGACTGGATATCGACCTGGCGACCTGATTGGTAACTTAGGTGATGTACATCTATATAGTAATCATATAGAGCAAGCAAAGGAACAACTCAGTAGAGAACCTGCTGTACAGCTTCCTGATATTATGTTGAACAATGTTGATGTTTTAAATGGTGAGTTTGATTATAGTATTCTATCTTATGAATGCCACCCACCAATTAAGGCACCACTAAGTAATTAAGTTATGAGTTTGTTATTGTGGTTGACCATTGGTGCTTGTATTATGTTCTTTACTGAATGGATGGTGGTAGAAGTACAAGATAAAGATGATGATTTTAGATTTAATATGTGGCATCGAATCGGTGGGATTGTATTCTGGCCATTGATACTCTTTTGGATTGTATGGGGATTCATACAAGGATTCTTAGGAAGATAAACTTAACAATTTGTTAACATAGGGGGCTTGTATAAGTCCCCTTTTTTTATTACTTTAGTACTGTAATCATTGAGAGATATAGTATGAAAAATTACCAAGCGATTTTAATGGCAGTAGGTGGCATCGGATTGTCCGTGGCTACGATGATGGGTGAACTTCAAAAGGTGATTCCATTTGCCGGAGTTGCCAATGAAATGGGATTCGCATTCATTGGAATAATGATGGGTGTATTGGGTATTGTGGCAATTGACTACCGCAAACTCATCAAAGCTTTGCTTTGAGTTGTTAATAACTTGTTGATAAGTTTAACAATTTTTTAACATTCAGAATTTGGATATATCCAAATTATTTATTACTTTAGTACTGTAATGATTGGGAAAGATAAAAAGAAACATATGAGAGATACAACGAAATATTCATCCTATTGGCTCCGTGATGGGTTGTTCGATGATGATGATACAATCTTAGATAAGGTTGAATCTAAACATTCCAACCTGATGGCTCTTGCGGCTTATAAGAAGGCCATTAGTAACTTTGTTAACATTGTTACCAATGATAATATTCCTGTTACCTTCGATGTGCGTGGTGATAATTCCTATACCGATGGTAAGGAAGTAACCATCTCCGCTAAGATGGATGATAAGGATTTCGATTCAACCGTTGGGTTGGCATTGCATGAGGGCTCTCACATTAAGTTAACCGACTTCAATACTCTTCAGAAAATTCGTATGAACGATATCGGTTTGAGTTACGATTACTACCAACAATTGGCTGATAAGCACTTTGGTGGTGATATCATTCAAACTCAGAATTGGGTAAATGGTTTGGTTAAGGATTTGCTCAATGTGGTTGAGGACCGCCGAATCGATAACTACATTTACACTACTTCGCCTGGCTACAAAGGTTACTACCATGCGATGTACGATAAGTACTTCAACGCTAAGATTATCGATAAGGGATTGAAATCTTCTGAGTATCGTACTGAGGATTGGGAATCTTATATGTTCCGTATCATCAACATCACCAATGAGAATCGTGATTTGGATGCATTGGCTCAGTTGCGTGAGGTATGGAATCTGATGGATTTACGAAACATCAACCGATTGACTTCGACTCAAATGTCTTTGGATTTGGCTGTTGAAATCTTCCAATTGATTGAAGATTCACTTCCACCATCCGAACAACCTGAGCAAGGTGATGGTAATGGCGATGGTGATTCCGATGAGAATCAGCAAGAAGGTGGTGAAGGTGCCGGTGGTGGTGGTGATAACTCCGAAACCAATGGTACTGATAATACCGATGGGCCTGAGAATGATGGTCAATCAAAGCAGGATTCAAATGGTACGGATGATACCAATGGTGATGCAGAGGGTGATGATGTGAAGAGTGGTCGTTCTTCTTACAATCCGAATGGCGCTGGTGGTGATGGTTCTAACAATCAGATTAGTGATAACAAAGTGGATGGTGGTGAGGGAGAACTTTCCGACCGTCAGAAGAATCAACTTCAGAAAGCAATTGAGAAGCAAAAGAAGTTTCAGAATGGTGATACCACTAAGAAGAAAGTTACAAAGAATGATGCATCTAAATTGGATTCTCTGACTAAGGCTGGTGTTGAAGAGAAGTTGGCTGGTAAGGATTACCAATCGGGTCGTTATTGGAAAACCGATAAACAGACACCTGTAATGATTGTTCGTAACTTCAGTAAGAACCTCGTTGATGCCGGATTGCTTGATATGGTTAGTTCATATTCCTATCGTGTGGATAATAATGATGAGGCTGTTCGTAAGGGAATCACATTGGGAACTATTCTTGGTAAGAAGTTGAAGCTCCGTAACGAAGAACGTTCGCTGGTTACTCCTCGAATGAAGAATGGTCGAATCTCTGGTCGCTTGTTGCATGAGTTGGGTATGGGTAATACACAAATCTTCGACCAGACTGTGATTAACAAACATAATCCCGCCTTTGTTCACATCTCTATCGATGCTAGTTCTTCAATGGGTGGTGGTAAGTGGAGTAACTCACAAACGGCTGCTGTGGCAATCGCTAAGGCGGCTTCAATGACCTCCAACCTTGATGTGGTTATTTCCTATCGTTCGATTCAGCAAGGTGGTGGGACACATCAATCGGTTCAACCTTTGATGTTGATTGCATACGATTCTCGTAAGGATAAGTTCTCTAAGATTCAACAATTGTTCAAATACCTTAACCCCTGTGGTACTACACCTGAGGGATTGTGTTTCGAATCTGTGTTGAGTGAGATTACCAACACCAACAAAGGTGTTGATTCTTACTTCATCAACTTCTCAGATGGGTGGCCTGGTTTCTCCAATGGGGATATCGATTATGGTGGTGAAGAGGCTGTTAACCATACCGCCGCTCAGGTCAAAAAGATTCAACAGGCGGGTATCAAAGTTCTCTCCTACTATATTGAAGAAGGTAACTATGGGTACTCATCGATTGATAACTTCCAAAAGATGTACGGTAAAAGTGCAGAAAAAGTGGATGTTACAAATCTGATGGCTCTGACTAAAACATTGAACAAATTGTTTCAATAAACATTTAACAATTTGGTAACATTAGAAATTTGGAAAATTGAAAAATAAGTGGTACTTTAGTACTGTAAGATTGAGAGTTAAACATTAAACAACAAAACATTATGAAATCACAGCGATTTGTTTATTTGAAGGTTGAGCGTGTAGAGAACCAATTGATTTTGGTTGACTCAGCCGGAAAGAAGTTCTTGGTTCCTGAACTTAACGAAAAAGGAACATCACTTTATAAGCGTGCTGTATCGGCCGCTAATAACCCCACTAAGTATTGTTTCAAAGCTCGTGTGAGTGGAAACCTTACTGAAGGTTCTGTGGAGTTTGGACGTAACCCTGGTGAGAAGTTCAATGGGGCTGAACCTGTTACAAACTTCAACCGACCTAATGGTGGTTTGGAACAATATGAGATGAAGGTTACTCCTCAGGCAGAAGTTGCTGAGAAGCCTGTTGAAGAAAACGTTCTTAACTTCATTCACAATGAGGCCGGTGGTTTGAAACCACAGATGCTCTTTATGAATCCTTTGAAGTGGAAGTACCTTATCCGTAACATCATCCGTGGTAAGAACATTATGATGACCGGACCAGCTGGTTGTGGTAAAACTATGGCGGCTAAGGCGGCGGCCAATTCGATTGAAGGTTACAATATGGAAATCTTCAATTTGGGTTCAACGCAAGACCCCCGAGCTACTCTGATTGGAAATACCCAATTCGATACGAAGCAGGGAACGGTGTTCAATCCTTCTCCGTTTGTGAAGGCCATTCAAACTCCAAACACCGTGATTGTGTTGGATGAGATTAGCCGGGCTCACCCTGAGGCTCACAACATTCTGATGACGGTGTTGGATGCCGGACAACGTTACCTTCGATTGGATGAGGCGGCTGATTCGCCTGTGGTGAAGGTGGCTGAAGGTGTTTCATTCATCGCTTCCGCTAACATCGGTAACGAATACACTTCGACTCGCCAACTTGACCGAGCGATTGTTGACCGATTCACCATCATTGAGATGGATACTCTGACTGATGATGAGGAAACCCAACTCCTTCAGATGATGTACCCATCGGTTGATGCCGGAGTTCTTTCCAATGTGGCTAAGATTACTTCGATGACCCGAAACGATTTGAAGAAGGAAACTCCGACTCTTTCGAATTCCCTTTCAACTCGTACTGCGGTTGAGATTGGTTCTCTCCTCTACGATGGGTTCTCTTTGGCTGAGGCTGCTGAAATCACCATTTACCCTCTCTTCGATGATGCCGGTGGTGCTCAATCTGAACGAACGTTCATTAAGCAGTATGTTCAGAAGTTCGTTGGTTCTACTGAAGAAGAGAATCTCTTCAACGTTGAAGATACCAATGATGTAGATATTTCGAATCCTTTCTAAGTTTAATGTTTAATCTCTGAGGTATCCCCCCGAACGGGGGGAATCTCTTACCATTAAATTTGGATATAATAAAAATAATTTGTATATTGAAAATAAAATTATGAAAAACAATACTGAAATTTGTAAAATGGTTATCACAACCCTAAAGGATGATGGGTTCTTTGATAACGAATGGGTTGATGAGAATAAATTTAGACCACGATTCTATAACGCATCAGCTAATGTAGTGTTTGAAAATGAGATTGATGGTTTACAGAAACTACTATCAATTGCAGAACAGGTATCTAAAGATATCATTCGTGAGAATATAGATGATACGCTGGGTGATTTGGTAGATAAGGGGTTGATAAAAACAACTACCACAGAAGATGGTGAGGTTGCATATGAATTAAATAAAGAGTATGATGGAGAATAATAAATCAAACAATGAGAATCTAATTCCAGATGATTACTGGAATTCACTATCGGATGCAGAAAAAGATGCAATGGTTAAAGCAATCGATGAAGCAGAAGAGTATTTTCTACAGAATCCTGAAGAATGGGATTTAATGGATGATGCGTACTACGAAAGTATGCGTAATCGATTTGGTAAGGGGCCAGATGAGATTGGACCTCGCCAATTCAAAACCTATATGAATCGGAACATGCCGATTTGGGTATTTGTAATGCCCGCCGGGCGCCAGCATGATGGTGAGAACTTTGTAAGTTACTATCATGTGATTGCTGAGGATATGCAAGATGGTGAGGTAAATGGGGATTATGCGTTGCTTACAGAGCAAGAATTAGAATCTAAGTATAACATTAACTATAATAATTAAAAAGCAAATTATGAAGTATTACATTGCTAAAGTAAAAGTGGTTATGACCGATGATAAGGGTCGCCAAAAGAAGAACATCGAACAATATTGTGTACACGCAGTATCCGTAACAGATGCGGAAACAAAAGTTCATGCTGAATTTGAAAACGCTGGTGTGGAGTTCGAAGTATCATCTGTGATTGAAACAAAGATTTTGAAGGTCATTAACTAAGGATATGGAACTTGATAAGAAAGCGTTTAAGCGACTCAAAAATAAAGTTCTAAAGAAGTATCCGACCGCATCCACTCAGAGAACTACAGATGGTAAGTACTTCGTTTCAGATGGTACAGGCAATCTATTGTTAGAAGAGTATATGATACCACCGCAGTCAACTGTGACTGCGGCTTGGTATTGGATGGCAGAAACGATGCGTGTGAATCAGAACATCGAACGTACTCATCCAAATAGAATGGATATTGGAACTTTTGAAAAAAAATTCAATAGGATTTCTCAAAGAAACCGACGGTAATATAGGTTCATTAAACTTTATTTTATATTTATTGACAAATAGTTCAACATATAAATTATTGTTAAAATGAAAAGGTATTCAGGAAAGCCGAGAGGTAGAGTAAATATGGGTGGAGCAACCCATGAAAAAGATAGAGAACGTTTGAAAAGTTTAGGTAAAAACTACAACTCAATTGATTTTGAGATGAGTGATAACCTTACAGAAGCGAACTACAAAGATAAGTCACAGCCCATTGGTACATTGGTTGTTGGAAATCGTAGTGTAGATTTGACTTGGTCTGAGTGTAATAAGTTAATGCAAACTTTATCTGATGCTCAACTTATTCACAAACGTAGAATTCAAATGGGTTTGTTTCAGTAACAAACTAAGTAATGAAAGCATCTGAGTTATTCAAAGAGTTAGGTTTAGGTGATGAGGAACTAAACGAAGCTAGGGAGTGGGTGAACTACAAACACTTTTCTAAAACTGTTCCTGATATCCTAACTCTGAATGAATACTTAGAAACGATTTACAAACACATTGTTGAAAAAGATGCTAAGCCACATAAGTGGTTCTCCGAAAGGTATATGGTCGAACGTTACCTTTCATCTGATGTGGTGGTGGGTGATGAGTATATTTCTAAATTTAATGAACGAGTTTCGAAAATAAAAGAACGTACAAATCAACTACCACCACATATAACAGAGTTCTTCAATCTAATGGAGAACACTATCATCACAAAGAAGCGAGCACTCCCAAAGGAATGTTTGGTATTTCTCAACGAATTGTATAAAGGAAAGTAATAACGTTAACTATTTATAATAGGATGAGTTTACAATACATAGATGAACCATATAGAACGGAGATAGTGGAGATACTATCAGATAACGCTGATAGTGAGATGCTCTATCAAAGATTAAAGGTGTATCTAATTAGTCAACCTTATTTCAAACACTTCACAAGTGAACCCGCTTGGCTTACAAAAGAGATTATCAAAGATTTTAAAAAGGGGAGATGAAAATGGCAAATTCTGAATATTGGGATGAAGCGGAATTCAACTTCTTCAGTACATTGGAGGATGTTGATAAGTTACTATACATCTATGATTTGATGATTGGCGAGTTCGTATATGAATACGAAGGTAAGGATGGTACGTTTGAATTTGATTTTGAACCAGAAGATGAACTCCAAGAGAATCGAATCGATGTTAGAATGGAATTCGTCCGTGATGAGATTTCTGATAAGATTGTTTTAACAGGAACAACCCTATCTGTTTTAGAGAAAGTAGCGACTGATTTAATGTTAAATGGTATGTTACTTATGAATCGTACAGTTGAGTTTACCAAATTTGAACCTTGGGAAGTTCAACTAAGTTATGACCTCATCGGTAATGCTAATCCTATATCTGTAAACTGACAATCTGTCATATCAAACTAAATTAACCTGACATTATTTCCGAAATACCTAATTGGTATGAGATTGGTAATAGTATAGTTGTATATGTTTAATTAAAATAGGATAGATATGTTTTTACAACTACACAAAACAATGTTAGATGATTTATTTGATTTGCAAGAACGAATTGTAAGACCCGAATTGAAATCTGATATGAAGATTGAAGATGATACTTTGATTATGAACTTCGATGTTCCAGGATTCTCTAAGAAGGATTTTAAGATTACAGTAGAAGATACCACATTGGTTATTGATGGTACTACTGAAACTCGTAAGTTCTTTAAGAGTTACAAACTTCAGAAGGATTGGGATATCGCTAAGATTGAAGCTAAGGTTAAGGATGGAGTCCTCACCATCACCATCCCAAAGCGTGAAGAGAAGAAAGCAAAGTTGATAACTGTTGATGTTAAGTGATTGTGCTCAGTAAAGAGATTCTCAATGTATCGGATAAGTTATGGATAGTACAGCGTAAAATTAGGATAGACCACAATCCAGTTGTAGAGGTATGGCGACGTCATTTGTGTTCGGATAAAGTTTTTAAGAAAGAACCCTACTATTATTTTTGTGAAGAGATTGTGGATGTAATTCCGATAGAAGAGAATTAACAATTATTTAACAGAGGGGGGCTTGTATAAGTCCCCCTTTTTTCGTACATTTACATAGTAAACAAAAGAACAAATTATGGGAAATTTAGGATACGCTTGTATCAATATGACGCTTGGTAAAAAAGGTATTACCACCAATCGTAGTATGATTAAACGAACCTTCTTAGAGAAGGGTATTCCATATGCATCTGAACTCAGTATTCAGAACGTAAGGGATTTAATTGAGATTATCAAATGGAACGAACAGAACGATATTAAGTTCTTTAGGATGAGTTCTAATGTGTTCCCCTGGTCATCTGAGTATCCGCTATCATCATTACCCCATTACGAACGTATTAAGAATCTATTGGCTGGTGCTGGTAACTTGGTTGATAAGTATGGTCATCGTATCACATCACATCCTGGCCCATTCAATGTATTAGTATCACCCAATGAAAACGTAGTTAAGAATACCATCACAGACCTTTCTATACATGGTGAGGTGTTTGATATGATGGGGTTATCTCGTACTCCTTACAACAAACTAAACATCCACTGTAATGGTGTGTATGGTGACAAACAATCTGCTATGGATAGGTTTTGTAAAAACTTTGAGAGGCTGCCTGAATCCGTACAAACACGTTTGACTGTAGAGAACGATGATAAGGCTAGTATGTACTCAGTAAAAGATTTGATGTACATACATGAACGTATTGGTATTCCAATTGTGTTCGATTACCACCACCACAAATTCTGTACAGGTGGTTTAACTGAAGAGGAAGCTCTCAAACTAGCTGCTAGTACTTGGGGAGATATCAAACCAGTTGTTCACTACTCTGAGAGTAAATCACTACATGAGAATAACGAATCGATTAAACCACAAGCGCATTCAGATTACATCTCTGAAACAATTAATACTTATGGTCTTGATGTTGATGTAATGGTAGAAGCCAAAGCTAAGGAACTAACGATTTTGGAATACAAAAGAGTTAGGACATAATAAGTGGTTTGGCCTGGTTTAGTATTAATTCTAAATATTTCAATATTTATATTCAGGGGTTATGGGGTTGGTAACAACCTCATTCTTCTTATAAAAGAATTTGTAATAAATACAATTCAGGAAATTAGTAAAGTGTAAAATATGAAATTTTTTAACAAATTTTTTTCAAGAAGGTTCTGGTTCGGTACATTGATGGTACTATCCACCTTATCATTGGCAGCTACCGCTGCGTACTACTCTGTGTTTGGATTGAGTTCATTATTCGCTGGTGCTAAAACTGAAGTAATCATTATGGCATCTGCATTAGAAATTGCTAAACTAATAGTAGCATCATACCTACATAACAATTGGAAAAAGATAGGTGGGCTACTTAGAGTTTATCTAACAATGGGTGTAGGAATCCTAATGATTATAACATCAGCAGGTATCTATGGGTTTCTAACATCAGCATACCAAACTACTGCGGACCAACTAACGGTTGTTGAAAAACAAACTGAAGTGATTGATATGAAACGTACTCGATTCACAGAGCAGTTGGATGGGTATAAGGTTGAACGTACTCAACTTAATCAATCTATATCAGAACTTACTAAAGGATTATCTAATAACGTTATTCAGTACAAAGATTCTGAGACTGGTGAGATTATTACTACAACATCATCATCAACTCGCAGAGTGTTAACTGAACAATTGAACGATATGAAATCTCAACGTACTATCGTATCCGAGCGTATGGAAGCTCTAACCGATTCAATCACTAAATTAGATTTACGGATTTTAGATTTAGAATCAAACAACGAAGTTGCAGCTGAGATTGGACCACTTAGATATATGGCTGAGATTACGGGTAAGCCAATGAGTATTATTGTTAACTGGTTTACTCTATTAATTGTGTTTGTGTTCGACCCACTAGCCATCGCTATGGTTATTGCGGTAAACAAATACATTGGTAAGGAAGAAAGTCAAGTAAATGAAACCGAATACTTGACTTCTTCTAAAAAAAACAAAGAACGTTTAGATAAAGCAATACGTGAAATAAAGGATTGGGAATCTCAAATCAAAGAGAATGAAGAGATACTTGCTACCAAAAAAACACATCAAGAAGATAAGGTTACCAAAGAAGAGTTTATGAAGCAATTGGATGATGTGGAAGAAGGTATTAAGCAGAAAGAGGATAATCTATATAGAGGTTTTAGAAAACCATATACTGGTGGAGTTGGTTCTACCAAAGAATGGGGTCCTGACTCTGAAAAGAAATAATCTAAAAAGCTTGGATAATTCAAAATTAATTCGTATATTTGAATAATATTTAAGTATAAACAAAGTTATAAAGTAAAAGTAGATGAGTGATTTATACAATAATGGTCGTAACACCACAGCAGGTGATGTACAACCAAACTATGAAATGAATACACAATCAGATTCTGAACGTGATAAGTGGTTTCAGGAGTTTAGAGAATTTGATTATGGTCTTGATATATCAAACAACCTAATCTTAATCCAAGATGAAATTGGTATGGGGTTACTATTCGATATCGTATCCAAAGTTAGATTGTTGAGAAAGATTAATCCTGATATGGATTCAATTACTATATTGTTAAACTCACCAGGTGGGGATGTAGTTGAAACATTGGGATTGATTGATTATATCCGAACCCTAAAAGATACGGATGGTATTAAAACCAATATTGTATGTAGAGGTTCAGCAATGAGTGCAGCTGCATTACTACTCGCAGCAGGAACAGGTCTTAGAGCCGCATCAAAGCATTCTAAGATTATGGTACACCAACTTTCATCATTTACCGCTGGTAAGTTATCGGATATTAAATCCAACGCAAAGTTCGCAGAACAATTGGAAGATGATTGTAACTCTATTATGGAAGAGTGTACAAAGAAAGATAAGAAATGGTGGGAAGAGAATCAACAAAACGACTACTTCTTATCAGCAACAGATGCATTAGAATTAGGAATCATAGATAAAATAATTTAAGATATGGAATTTAGTTACAAACCTTTAGGGGACAGAGTTGTCGTAAAAATTGTAAAACGACACGATGAGAAAACATCAGGTGGATTGTACAAACCATCTGGTTCAGATACCACAATGTTGGGTGAAGTTGTTGCAGTTGGTAATGGATTATTTACTCAGACTGGAGATTCAATCCCAATGACCGTTAAGGTGGGTGATACAGTTCTTTTAGAAGGAACTGGATTCAAGCACAAAAATGGGAAAGAAACATACCACATTTACAGAGAGAGTGAATTACTATCAGTATTAAGTGAAAAATAAAAAGTTATGATACACATTTTAGATGAAAACCAAATCAAAGATAACTACGAAAAGTTTCGTAAGTTAATCAACCAAACATTTACAGGCGAACGGTTGGATGCGCTGAATAAGATGTACGACCATCTTGAGAATAGAATCATTCTAACTCCCGCATCTTCTACTGAGCATTTCCACAACGCATTTGCTGGTGGGTACATTGACCACGTATTGAGAGTAACTCAAAACGCAGTTAAGGTATTCAATTTGTACGAAGAGATGGGTATGGGTATTGGTGATTACGATAGAGAAACCGTAATCTTTACAGCACTACATCACGATTTGGGAAAGGTTGGTAATGCAGATGAAAGTTGGTATATTCCAAATGATTCACAATGGCATGTAGAGAATCAAGGTAAAATCTACAAAACCAACCCATCTATGCATTGGATGAATCTAAACGATAGAACTTTCTGGATGTTGAACCATTTCGGAATTAAGATTTCAGAGGTTGAATATTTAGGAATCAAACTTACTGATGGGCTGTATGATGATAGCAACAAAGAGTATTATATCGCATACAACAAAGATAACTCACTCAAAACATCATTACCATTCGTAATGCATCAGGCAGATATTATGGCTGCTAGATATGAGAATGAAAGATGGATGAAGATGAAGCAGGGTGAAGTTACAACAAAGAATGTTGGTGGTAGACCAACTAAGAAACAAAAGTTAGAAAACGTAAAGATGCCGGAGAAGATTGATTTCAAATCTATCTTTGGTGAAGTAGAGGAGGCATAAGTATGATACTAACTGTAGTAATATTATCAGTTTTAACCTTAGTATTCGGATACACAACATATAACTTGTTGCGTAAGAACGAACGATTAGAAGATGATTTAAACGAATCGGATAAATTTATCGTATCTATTTTTGATAATCTTGATAAAGCATATGAGAGATTACAAACTGTCGATAGGTTGGGTTCATTTGAGGCTGATGATGAAAGTGGTTTTATCTTTGATAAGATTAAAACCATCTTAGAGGACATAAATAATGAATATAACCTAAATGGCGAAACGCAGACGGAAACGGAGTAAAAGATATTTCACAAAGATTACGGAAATCGCAATCAACGCTTACAATAATTGTGAGGACCAAAATCTAAAGAATAAAATCTATAATCGATTCATTCACTATCCATTTGATAAGTTAGCTGAGAATGTAATCCATACCTACAAAACTTATTACTTTGATGTACCATATGAGGATGTAAAGGCGAGTGTGGTTGCATTTCTTAATGAGAAGATTCACAAATTCAATGGAGATAATGGGAGAGCATTCTCATACTTTACAGTAGTTGCTAGAAACTACCTATTTAACGAAAACAATGCCAACTACGCTAGAATGAAAGCTAGAGAAGATATAGGCGCAATTGATACTTCTCGAAACATAGTTAATGAAGTTGTAGAGCAGAACTTAAAAGAATCTAAATCAGATTTTATAGACCACTACACCAGATGGGTTGATTATCATCTATATGAAATCTTTCTTAAAGATAGAGATAGAGCGATTGCCGATTCAATAAATGAGTTGTTTAAGAATAGAAATGATTTATATTCGTACAATAAGAAAGCACTCTACATACTTATTAGAGAACGAACTGGAGTACATACTCAATACATAACTAAGGTAGTTGGTAAGTTGAAACTAATATATGTAGAGTTGTATTCAGAGTATAATAAAAAAGGACATTTGTCTCTCAAATATAAACTAAAGGATAACAATGGATAAGGATACTGAATTATTCAAAGGTAAAACATTCGCAGATATCATGTCAGATGTTTACAACAATTCTAAAAAGAAAGATAGGCAGTTAAAGCTTCTTATTGCTCAATTAGAACCATTGGTAAAGAATCTACAAGATGCCACTGTAATTGTTCCTTTGATTAAGGAGTATATGGAAGTATCCATTAAAAACGATGAGCAGATTGTTAAACTCGCTGCCATCGTCCAACGTATGATGAAGGATGCTAACTCAGGTGAAGATGGTGGTTTGTTGTTAAGTGAAGAAGAGAAAAAACAACTGATGGAAAATGCAAAAGCGATTGATGCTAAGATTGAATCCTTAAACGAAGATGGGGATGAGTAATGTTGCAAACGGGCACAGTTAAAAAAATCGAATTAAACGATAAAGACCCTTTAGATTTATACGCTATACAGGTTTATATACCTGGAAACGTAAACAATCAGATAAAGGCGTATCCATACGATTTATCTATACAGAAAGTACCATTGATTGGTGAATCGGTGGTACTTATTCAAGGTAAAAGTGCTACTTCTAATCCGGGTATGAGGTATCAAAGTACAACGTACTATTATCTCAATCCAATTTCACTACAAAAAAATATACATTCAAATGCGTTGCCGGGTGGTAACATATTATTAAAGGGAGCGAAAACCGCTGCAAAGTATGCAACTGCTGCGGTTGGTGTTCCTGGCATTGGTGGTGGGGGTAATTCTGAACTTGGCGACGGATTCGCTGAACGAACTGATGTAGCATCATTACAACCATTTATAGGAGATGTACTACTACAGGGTAGATTTGGACACTCTATGAGATTTGGGTTTACACCCAAACCAAGAAAAACTTCTAAGAAGCCAAGCTGGTCGGCAACAAAACCTGCCGACCCAATTACCATAATATCTAATGGTAGGAAGAAGTCAGGTACTTTCAATAAATTTATTATAGAAGATGTTAATGATGATTTATCATCAATTTGGTTTACATCATCACAAAAGATTTCATTGAAACCGGCGCAACGTAACATAGGTGATAATGTTAAGAAGCAATCTATGTTCACAGAACCAACCATCATCTTAAATTCAGATAGATTATTTCTAAATGCAAGAGATGAGAGAGTAATTATTGCCGCTAAAAAAGATATTATCAACTCCACACCAAAGTGGGCTATGGAGATGGATAAGTTCTTTAACCTTATGGAAGATTTGGTAAGTGAGTTGGTAGACTTAACCTCAGCAAAAGCAACATATACAACTGGTGTAGGCCCTACAGGCCCTGCTACAAACGCAGCTAAGGTTAAGAAGATTTTTGATGAACTAAAAAAGATGAAACAATAAAATGCCCGCACTATGGCCAGCATTCCAATCCAGCGTAGCTCCTTACTTAGATGATGTTAAGACGGAGAAAACTTTAAAGCAAACTGCTAAGAAGATTGCTGATGAGTATCACAAAGCTGTTGCTACTGCCAACATAATATTAATACCTGGAAACATACCAATGAAACGACCATCTTCAAAGGGTATTGAAGATGCTATAGCCGATGCGTTGGAGAAGATTTACAAATCGGAAAAGAAACCAATGCCATCACACTTTACACCTTGGGCTAACGAATTGGTTAAGTATTGGAGTAATGTTGAGTTTAGTCCAGCACCACCTCCTGTAGCACCACCACTCATACCAAATCCAACATTGTTGGCTACTCCAAACAAAATTAACAAAGTTTTAAATGGGGGTGTAGCCGCAACAATTCAATCAGGATTATTTGCAGCTTGGAACAATCCACCTGTAAGTACACCTATGGGTAATATTATATGTGGAAAGATGATTACAACATTCACAGCACACTTAGCTAGTATTAGTGGAAAGTATGATGGGGCATTACCCCCACCATCACCACCAACACCCACACCATTTCCTTGGGTTGGTGTAGTATAAAACAAAACAATTCGATATTTATATAAAAAGAATAAATTATGAAAGCAAAAGATTTAGCACAATTATTAGAAGTAATCGTTCGTAAGGTAGTTCGTGAGGAACTTAAACCCATTTTGTCTGAAGTGAAAAAATCATCAAAGCCGATGATTAAAGAAACTACACCTAAGAAGCGAGTGGTTAAAAAAGACCCTCTTGATGTAGAACACATCTTTGAAGAAAGAACTACTGAAAAACAAACATTTACTAAAAATTCAATGTTGAACGATTTGCTAAACGAAACAGCTAACGATGGTGAGTGGCGTAATATGGATTCAATGTACACATCAAATCAAGCACAAGGATTTGATAGAGCACAAATGGCATCTGCGTTGGGATATGGTGAGCAGAGTGTGATACCAACTACAGATGTTGATGGTAAACCAGTTGATATGGCTACATTACAATCGAGTGGTGTTGCTGATGCATTGACAAGAGATTACTCAGGATTGATGAAAGCCATCAATGCTAAGAAGGGGAAATAATAAATGGCTAAGCAGAGAAAAGAATATTTCTACAACCCAATAGATTTTGAACCAGATGTAGCTGTCGGAGTTAAATTACCATTTGGTAAACCCAACGGACTATTCTCACAAAGTTATACGACTGAAGAGCAGGCTGTATCCAATCTAAAAAATCTATTATTGACCAGAAAAGGTGAGCGGGTATTTCAACCTGAATTTGGGTCGGATATATATTCTCTTCTGTTTGAAAATATAGATATCAATATCGAAAGTAAAATGGTAGATACCTTAACTGGAGATATTAACTTTTGGTTACCATATATAGTTATTGATAATATAGATGTTGAAGCAAATCAAGATAGAAATTCAGTTAGAATTGAACTAAGGTTCAGAGTTACAGAACAAGGGGCTAACCAACAGATTATAATCTTTGTTGATTCTGAAGGGGCTGTAATAGAATAAGGTAAACTATGGCAAAAAAAGTAAAATCAGATTTAGTACAAAAGGATGTATCTTTTTTGGGTAGGGACTTTGGTGAATTCAGAAAAAATCTAATTGAGTTCTCAAAGAATTACTTCCCAAATACATACAACGATTTCAACGAATCATCTCCTGGTATGATGTTTATGGAAATGGCATCATATGTGGGTGATGTACTATCGTTCTATACAGATACACAACTACGAGAATCCTTACTAACCACAGCTGAAGAAAATGCTAATCTTTTTCAGATTGTAAGTTCATTGGGATATCAACCCAAAAATATTGTACCTGCATCAGTAACATTGGATGTTTTCCAATTAGTACCATCTAAGGGTAGTGGTGATAATGTAAAACCCGATTATGATTATGCTATGGTTTTAAGTGAGGGTATGGTTGTTGGTTCTACTGATTTTTCAGATGTAGAGTTCACAACTCTATCAACGGTTGATTTTGCATACTCATCATCATACAGCCCAACCGAAGTATCTGTTTATCAAATTGATGAAAACACAAATGAGCCGGTATATTACTTACTAAAAAAACAAGTAAAGGCAACAAGTGGTAAAGAGGTTGAAAAAACATTTACATTTGGTTCACCTAAGATATACGATAAAATTAAAATTGTAGATGAAAACATCATTAGAGTAAAGAGTATTTACGATTCAGATGATGATAAGTGGACACGAGTACCATATCTTGCACAAGATACTGTGTTTGAACAAATCGAAAATAATGAAGATAACTCAACTCAATATAGCGAATACAGTGGTAACACACCATATCTATTAGAACTAAATAGAGTTCCTAAAAGATATATAACCCGGTTCGAAGATGATGGAGTTATGGTTATACAATTTGGAGCTGGTGTATCCGCAAATGCTGATGAGGAAATAATTCCAAACCCAGATAATGTTGGTTCTCAATTATACACCGAACATCAGAATTTGGATTCTTCATTAGACCCATCTAACTTCTTATACACAAAAACGTATGGAGCAGCACCATCGAACACAACGCTTACGGTAACTTATGTGGTTGGTAATGGTATTGTAGATAATGTACCAGCTAAAGATTTGGTAAACATACTATCCAGTACAACTACGTTTAAAAATGAAATCAATCTTAGTACAGATGTAGTTAATTTTATGAGGAGTTCATTAGCGTGTACAAACCCAGAAGCAGCCATTGGTGGTAAGAGTACGGAAACCAATGATGAGATTAAACAAAACGCAATGGCATTCTTTGGAGCACAAAACAGAACTGTAACCAGAGAAGATTATGTAATGAGATGTTATGCTATGCCACCACAATTTGGTTCGGTAGCAAAAGCATATTTGGTACAAGATTACCAATTAGAAAATTCTAAATTGGACGGGCAACCAATCAGTACTGAAATACCAAACCCATTGGCGTTGAATCTATATACATTGGGGTATGATAATAATAAGAACGTAGTACCACTAAACCCAGCTACAAAATACAATCTTAAAAACTACATATCATATCATAGAATGTTGACAGATGCTGTAAACATAAAAGATGCACATATTGTAAACATTGGTGTTGATTTTGAAATCATAGTACTACCTGATTACAACTCAAACGAAGTACTACTAAGAGCAATCAATAGAATGAAAGAGTATTTTGATATTGATAATTGGAGAATCAATGAACCTATCAATCTATCAAATGTTTATATAGAGTTAGATAAGGTAGAAGGTGTACAAACTGTAGTAAGACCTGATAGAGATGGTAATGGTGGTTTACAAATATATAATAAATTTAATGGTAATTATTCACCAAACAAATATAGCACATTAACAGCTACTAAGAATGGTATTATATACCCACCAAAAGACCCATCAATCTTTGAAGTGAAATTCCCTAATTCAGATATTAGAGGGCAGGTTGTAACACAATCATTCTAAATGAGGATAGATTATGATTTATAGAATATACGGACAAAAGGATTCTACAATATACGAACAATCTGCTCGTAAACAACAGAACACGGGCAAGGATGAGATACTAGAGGTAACTAAATTTTTTGATGAGCTAACCAACACCAGTTGGATTGGTAATAGTAGAATACTCACTCAATTTGATTTAACACCAATATCACAATCTATTGTTGATGGTGATATAGTAGGTTCAAAAAAATATTATCTAAACCTAACTTCTACAGAAGAGACTGAGATTCAAGCTGAATATGATTTGAATGTATATCCTATATCTCAAAGTTGGACTGAGGGTTTAGGGCAGTTCTATGACCATGTGAAATGGGATGATGGTGTAACGTGGCAATATAGAAATGATGATACGTTATGGGGTGTTGGTGGTACTCAAATATTTAATGGTATCAGACGCGCTTTAATTCCAACGAAAGGAATTGTACTATACGAAGGATTTACAGATGATACTGGTTCAATATACTTAACCGAATCTATAAACGATATACGTGGTAACGAACCATTCGCATACTTAGATAACAATAAGTTAATAATATCAGCATCTAACTACGCAGGAACTACATTAGTGTTTCCGGCATATATGTCGTCTAGTGTATCATACGATATACAATTTCAAGTGGACCCTGGAGACTTTGATGATATTGCATTTAGAATTAAAGACCCAAATGGTGTACTGAAAACAGAAGAAGATTATGAAAATATGGTAGGTAGGATTACTACCGCATCAACACAATCCTTTCAAGTATCCGCTGAAGATACTGGTGTGCATGAGTTAAGATTTACATTCTTTGATGGAAGTGGTGATGGTAATACTACTACAGGTTCTTTCGATGAGATATATGTTACTCAAGCAGGAGATTTTATTGTATGGGAAACTTTTACAACAAACAAAGGTGGATTTGAATTAAGAAATGTAGTAAAAGAAACATTGGATTCGGATGTTAGAATGTTTGCCTCAGAATCTAAACTAAACCTATATTCTAATAATGGGGGCGGTGATGCATCGTACATTGTGAATATGACAAGTTCTTTAAAGTACATCATATCTGCATCACTCACTCCTGGTGATTTTTCATCTATAGATTTTACATTATACGACCCTAATGGTTTAAATACACGACAGGGTATTACTAATTTAACATCATCGTTCACATCAACAGATACACAGAAAATTGAGTTTACACCAGAAGTTGATGGTAACTATATATTTGCATATACATACTATAATCCAGATGGAACAGCTGCTACGGGTTCGTTGGATGATTTCAAAGTAGAATACTCAGGTTCAATTGAAGCTCGTGAAATTAGTGAAGCGGGATACTATAAAAACTCAGGTGGTGGTACGTGGTACACATCATCCATAAATAATACTGCGTATTCTCAAACATTTACTAAGTACAACTCAAACTTAAATGTTGAAGTAACCGAATACGTTAATGATTGGATGAGTGGTAGTAGACCGAATAATGGTTTCATTATAAAAAGACCTACAACTCAAGAAAACGGAGAAGTTAGATATGGTTCATCTAAATTCTTTTCAAACGATACTCATACAATCTATGTACCAACCTTAGAGGTAAGGTGGGATGATAGCTCATTCTCAACAGGTTCACTAAGTGAGTTAACTGCTGATGATATAACGCTGTATATGAAAAATCTAAACTCTGAATACAAAGAACTATCTAAAGCCAGAATACGAGTTGTGGGTAGAGAAACATATCCTCAGAGAAGTTTCGTAGATTCTAATCCATACACCACAATTAAATATCTACCTCAAACTACTTATTACCAGGTTAGAGATGTTGATACAAATCAAGTGTTGATTCCTTATGATACATCCCACACAAAGGTGAGTTGTGATTCAACAGGAAACTACTTTGATTTTTGGTTCAATACACTTCAGCCAGAAAGATACTACCAATTCGAATTCAGAGTGGATAGAGCTGGTAAGAAACAATATTTTGATGGGTTCATATTTAAAGTGGTTAGATAATGCCGGAACAGAATACAGATAATATTTTACAAAATGTAAATAAGCGTGATATCAAACGTAACACGTCAAATCAGATAGTGTCTTATACTCTTGAAGATGATTCTAATTTTGAATATGGAATACACAAAGTAGATGGTATAACTCAGAGATATGATAGGCAAGTTTATACTCGAGCTATTGATACATTATCAAATGAATTAATTGTTGATTTGCCGGATGTACCATTAGAAGCAATTGAAATCAATTATGTTGCCGAAGCCAACTTATATGTAAATGGCCAAGCAAACGAAGTTGATGATGGGTTTGAAGATATCTTTAGTGGTAGATACGAACTTACGAACGGAACCCGAACACATACGGGGTGGAAAGATACACATACAATAAATCCAACATTTTCGAATGCAGACACGCGCGCAGCGGGATTCTCATTTCAGGGATACGATACTATTCCATTTGATAAAGCAGTGTTTGGTCCTGGACTTGAAGAAGGTGGATATCGTATTACTAAAGAACTAATCGAAAGTGGTAAGAACCTCAGATTCCAAGTTAAGATTGGAGTAGCTAACGAAAGTAATAATTCTCAGAACTTTCATCTAAGTTTTAATCGAAAGAGAAAACCAAACGATGTAAGAACAACGTTATCAGAAGAATTTGTTTCAGTAGGTTCACCCCAATACCCATTCATTCAAACAACATATGATTTAATGAATAACCAAATGGTGGAACATGATATATGGGAAGTTCAAGCCAAAGTAACAGCTTATCAAGGTGTATTCCTATGGGGTGATAAAGCCGTATTTAATGTAGAAGTATTTGGAGATGAAATCTCTGCAACCGACTGGGGGCCGAATGGTAATGTGGGTAATGATGATTTTTCAAATGTACCACCACCACAATTCCCAATGGGGTCAACACGATAATGATTATAGGTGAAAAATGGCAATAGATAGATTTCAAAATACAGATATACTAATCGCCTCAAAAGTTCCTGTTAACAGAGTACAAACTTATGAGATAGATGATTTAGCGAACCTATCACCAGTAGAGTTTACACTAAACCAATCTTCCTATGATACACAAACCATAACAGAAAAGCACATATATTCAGCTGATACATTGGTAGCATCTCTTCAAGAAGTATTAACCTATGAACAAACGGATAGTGGTACAAATATATTAGTTAGTCCTGAAGCAGATATACGAACCGCAGGATTGGGTGCTGGGTACTATAGTGTTGTTTATAACTTTGTTAAAGCAAAAACACCAGAACTCAGAATTGTAAATGTTAGTTCAGATTTAACTGAAATAGAATTACAGGTTGATAATCCAAATTATAATCTTCAGGGATTATTTGATAGAATTAACTCACAGCTATCAAATAATACTACTATATCAGAAATGGGTTTAAACTTTGGTAGTAATGATATATCGATAATAACCGATGTTAGTTTTCATAACAATCCAAGAGAGGGAGAGCGTGTTGAGAATGTATATTATCCATTAGATGAATTTAATGGTGAAGAAACACGATTTGTACCATCTAATGAAGGTAGGGACGTAAACCAATGGATTGAATTCTATAAAAATAAGAAGAATAATGCATATGGTAACCTAGTATATAAAACAACTGGTAGGAGTGCAAAATTCAATCTTAGATTGGATGATAGTGGTAACCCATACTATGAAATAGAGAAAGATTCATCAAACGAACCAATATATTACACATCAGTAAACGCAAGTGAGCCAGATAGAGAGTATGATGTTCCTGTGGCGGAGTACTACAATAGACCGCCTATTAACGCTTCTAATCGTGCTATATCTTGGTTTACACAATATAGTAAAGTTAGATTTTACTCACCTGCGTTCAAGCAGAATGAAATGAAATCAATCATAGTTAAGTTGTATAAACCACTACCAGATGGATTCCTATCCAGAAGATGTACTATAGATGAGATAATCAGAGAATCATACATAGATAGAGTATTAGCATACGATACTGATGTGAAATCAGAACAAGAGAACTTCTCAGCACCAAACTTTAAGATTGATATGGGTAACTATGGAAAATCTAATGGTACTGATTTAAAGAGTTGGAATACGTTGTTGGATACTAATCTAACTACATCTCAAAAAATTATAGATAAGTATATAAGTTCATCATTTGGTGGTACTGATTTAAATATTGATTACACATACTTTGGTAACTTTGTAAAGTACTCATCGGCTGTAGAGCGTGTTAACAACTTTAAGTATAAACTGGAGTTGATTGAATCATACAATGCACGAATTTCTGATTTGAATTCCGTAAGTGGTTCTGAAGCACTGACTAACATATCACAATCTATTACTCGTAGAGATAACGTAGTTAGTGGTATGGATGGTTGGGAACGTTGGATGTACAATGAATCAGAGGGTTCTTTATACACTCATTATAGTTCATCGAACTATCCATTAGAACCTTGGCCAAAGAGTAGTACATACCCAAATGTTAATTATAGTGTAACCTCATCCGAAGGTATTGCAGCATACAATGGGTTGATTGATTCAGCAAGTATTTACGATGCACTTAACGATGCGAGATTAACAAAAACAATTCCAGCATCAATCACAGAAGATGCACTCAACCAAGAGTATGTTTTGTTTATTGATATGATTGGACACCACTTTGATATTACGTGGAGTTACATCAATGCGTTAACTTCAATTAACGAAAGAGAAGAACACCCATATGATGGTATGCCAAACAACCTTTTGTATGATGTGGCAAAAACAATGGGTTGGAGATTAACTCACGGAAAAGATACATCTGATTTGTGGGAGTTTGGATTGGGAACTGATAAATTTGGGAATACACCCAATAGTGGTTCACTTCCTACTAAACCTCACGAACAAATTAACAATGAAGTTTGGAGAAGAATTGTTAACAACATTCCATACCTACTGAAAACCAAAGGTTCTGCTAGAGCTGTAAAGGCATTGATTTCAACATATGGTATTCCGCAAACATTCCTATCAATCAGAGAATATGGTGGGCCTGTAATTGAAACTGATGTAAGACCATATTGGGAGCATGATAGATATGTTTATCATTTGAGGACGGGCCCTACAAATAATTATATAAGTGTTCCGTGGAATAAGATAGATGATGTTGATGGAGATAACAATCTAATCGGTTCACCAAAAGGTATAGATGTAGTAGAATTACAAGTTCAACAAGATATCAATCGTAGTACAGCAATTCTTCAAGTTGGACCTGAGTGGGGTGTGGTGTATGAAAGTACATCATCAGCGGCCACATATACGAGGGGTAATATTCATTTTTATCTAAGTGGTAGTAATGGATACAAATCGGCATCCATTACAGATGTTCCTCTTTTTGATTCCAAAATGAGCACGTTGATAATTGAAAGAGAAAACTCAACTGATGATGCAACAAAAGATAACACATACAAATTACAATACAGAAGAGCACATAAGGATAGAATTACTATAAGTGAATCTGCAAGTATTTCAATTAATGGTTCAACTGAAGCATCATATAATACTGCTTGGAGTGGGAGTGGTGCAACTCCTGTGTTGAGAATAGGGCAAGCTTCATCAAATCTACCAATCGGAAGTGTGTATAATATGAGTGGTTCAATTCAAGAAATTAGATATTGGGCAAATCCATTAAAGGATATTGTAATTGATGAACATACCCTTTCAAGAGAATCATATCATGGTAATTCACCATCCGCATCGTTCTACGATTTAAAGTTAAGAATTATTCCAGACTCTCAAATTAAAAATTGGACATCGGTCATTGAGCAGATGGATTCACAACACCCAAACCAACAATTAACCGAATTTGAAAGCGGACAAGCTACAGCAGCACTTGTTGTAAATGGAACACCATCGGATTTAAAAGGTGTAACCGAAGAGTACTACACAAAAATACCATCAGCTGGGGCTAACAACATATTAAACAATAAAGTTAGAGTTGAGCAAAACAGATTGACGGGTATATTAGACCCTAATGAGAAAAAGGAAAAATCACAATACGATTCTGCTCCTGTAGATTCAAATGTAGTTGGTGTTTATCTGTCAGCCACCAGAATGTACAATGAAGATATCTATAATCATACTGGATATTTTGATATCGATGATTACATTGGTAATCCTGATAAAAGGGCTGGATATACAGAGCAAAATGAAGAATTAGATTACCTTCGTAGAGAAGTATTCAAAAAGTATAGTAATAAGAATCTAATAAATAATACGATTGATATACTTGCTAAATACGATATGTCGGTATTCGAACAAATTAGACAAACTATGCCAGCGAGAGTTGATTACAACTCAGGCATATTGATTGAACCACATATCTTAGAAAGACCTAAAGCTAAATCGCTAACAAAGGTAACTCAGACTAGACCGATGTATGATGGTACAATTGAAGCGATAGATAAGCCGGTTACCTCATCATATATTTTCTATGAAACTGAAGTACCACCGCCATATGAGATTAGTGCTGAAAGAACTCAGTATGAAACTGAAATTACTAATTCATATACATTAAGTGGTGAGAACCCACAGTATGAAGGTGAATACCAACACACATATGTGATTACCTCACAAAGAGATGATTTAGAAAACTTGGGTAATCCACAGATTAGAAATATGTATCTACCATCTACATACAGATACACAATCTTAAATTATTCATCATCAGCTGATTTAGGGTTTGGTGTAAATTGGACTACTGGTTCAAATGGTAGTTGGAATTATAATCCAATAGCTACTTCTGTTACAAGTAGTAGACAATCACAATACGCTAAGAAAAAGAATTGGTTTTACTCAAATGCACTATCGGCATCATTGAGGTTAAGTAACTCATCATCATATTCGCCAGCAGAAGTATCTACAGATGAACTACCATTGGCAGTTCAAAATCTAAGATATTTGGGATGTAAGATGACTTCCGATTCACTTACAACGAATTCACCAGATACACCAGATGGTAGGCCTGTGATTGAAATATTCACAGCAGACCCTAATGTATTAATCTACACATCACAAACAGCAGATGAGGGTAATTTGGATGTGGATACATCTACTGGAATTTCAACATTAGATGTAACCGAATTAGCAGTAAATGATGATATCTATTGGAAGAGGTTACAAGAGTACAAAGCTGAAGTTCAAAAGTTCAGACAGAAGATTGAAAAGATGATTGAAATTGAAGATAATCGAGCTGCTGAATTTGATGCAAGATATGAAGCTGAAAAGCAGAGAAGAGATAAAGAGTTGGAAAGAAGAACTGAATTTGTTATTCAAAATGGTGATACAGTAGAAGCACCACCTCCACCTCCACCACCATTACCAATTAGTTCTACTCGATAATATTTATTAGTATGAAGGTACAAAAATCAAATAATACTGGGGTTGATAAGAGTGTTGATGAACTCAACATTCTTATTCAATCACGCCTACAACAACGTGTTAACAAACCTTTAGTAACATCACCAACTAAACCAATATCTGAGTCGACTAAGATTAATGAAATCATAAAAGACCCAGCTACAATAGTTGATACTGGTAAACCATTAGATGATAATAAAATCATCGATGATTTTGATAAAGTATCTGAGTCCGATGTAATTGATATCTTAAAACCAAACGTTATCAAGCCATTAGATGTACCAATACCAGTTCCAAATAAAAACGAATTGGATATCAGAGACCAACGTAGAATGTTCTTTGAAGAGCAAGAACGTAGAAGGTTGGATGACGAAAGATGGGATGAGCTACAACAGGCGTTTAGAGATGAAACTGAGCGTAGAAAGGCATTTCAAAAAGAATTGGAATTGATGAAGTTGGAATTCGATTTGTATTTGAAAGAAAAGTATCCAGATATCGTAGGTGAGAAATTCATCAAAGATACTGAAGTAGAACAAACCAAAAAGAGTTTAGCAGTAGAGAAAAAGAAAAACTCAGATACCAAACAAGCAATAAAACTGAATATGGTTGGTAGAGTTGAAAATGAAAAGATTAGAAAGCAAAAGGAAAACCGACTTGTAATCAACAAACCACAACCACGTGAAATTTCTACTTTTTTGGAAGAAGAGATAATTATAGAGAAACAGGAAAAAGAGTATAGAAATCCTGAGATAAAAGGATTGAATCCAATTCAAAAACAGATTAAAGAAGTTGAAGAAATGGAAATCCGTATGGGAAGGGCAATAATTCCACATAGAGATTTTGTTGAAAGTGAAGAATCTGATTTTGATAGTAACTCAATGACTAAATCAACGGATATACTCATTAAGCCAAACAATAGAGTACCTTTTGAGAATTATGAGGATAAGCGAGATTCTCTCGAACAACTCAGAAAATCATTGGGTGGTGGGAAAACCGATGATGATTTGGCAGTAAAGTTAGATAACGAAGATAGGCAGAAAAACAGACAACTTGGTAGATGATAGAAAAATTTAAAATTTAATGTAAAAATATTTTTCTTCATATTTATATAAGAATCAAATTGTAAAAAGGCAATAATATGGGATATTTAGATAATTCATCAATAACAGTAGATGCTATCCTTACGAAAAAGGGTAGAGAGTTATTGGCAAAAGGTAGAGATTACTTTGTAATCAGTCAATTTGCGTTAGCAGATGATGAGGTAGATTACGAACTATGGAATCCAGCACATCCGCTAGGTTCTGATTATTATGGAATCATAATTGAAAACATGCCAATCGTTGAGGCAGTTACCGATGAAAACTATTCATTGAGATATAAGTTGTTGACTCTTCCAAAGAACACTATCAGAATCCCAATTATTCAATCAAATCCAAGCTCAATTAGTTTGGAAGAAGGTGGTCAGCAACAAACTGTAACTCTTACTACTAAGAATGGTGGTAATGAAACATTAGGATATACTGTAACATTATTGAACTCAGATGCAGCAAGTATCGTTGGTGATGGTAGCGGTATCGCTAATAACACAGATGCGGTTGGCGCAAACGAAGATAGAAGAAGTGTTACTGTAAGTACTAACTCTACTTTCACAATTACAACTAAAGTGCTGGCTGATAACACAGATATTTCAACTAAGATATTTATAGTTGGAAATGAAACAGGCGGACGTTCTGAAATTGATTTGACAGTAACAAACAATCCAGATATTTCGGTTGGTAACACTTTAGATTCAACATTAGGATAATTTAAAAGGATATAGGATATGGCAATTTTACCAGCAGGTTCGTTTAATACATCAAAGAGAGTATATACAGCATTTAAAGTAGGAGATGTTGTAGAAGGTGGTGTAGAAAAAGTAACCAGAGGTTTGTGGAGTGGTAACGTAGGTACGTTAACAACATACCACACATCATCTGCACAATCATCTACTCAGAAACAATATTACTATGAGATTTTTGATGGCGTATCATCAGCAGCAACATCTGAACCACAGTTTTCAGTAACATATGGTCACAATGCTGGTAGTGGTTCATTGGGGCAGAATGAAGATTCACCATCCAATGCCATCTACTCACAATACGCACAAATCCTACTTCCGAACAATCAAAGAGTATTCTCATTTAATAGTGTATCTACAGAACATATTTACGCTATCAATATTAACAGAGCTAGGTTAAAAGATAGATTAGACCCTGGAAACTTTGAGTTGACATTGGCAGAACTAAATGGTGGAGCACATGCAAACAATGTTTACACTGGTTCTAATGTAGCAGTATCTTCATCTAATAGAGTTATTGAACTGATTGATGATAGTGGTGATACTCAACAAGCAGCAACTCAGATTGGAAGAGTTTATAACTTAGTATCGGGTTCTATTTTGAATGGAGTTTACTCACCAAAAACTTATTATGGTGCTGTTTATCCAGAGCAGGGTGTTATCGTATTAAACGCAGATAAATTGGATGACGGTGGCGTTAGTGGTGGTCTATCATTCAACACTGTGACTGGTTCAAACACTAATGGTGATAACGCATACAAATTGTTCCAATCAATTAGTGGTTCTTCGGTAATTAGTTCAGATAATGGATTCGCAGCGAGAAATGAAGAGAAAGTACAATCAACATACTATTTCGTAAGAGCTAAGAATGGTGAGTATAACTTCTCAAACAACCCATCTTATGTAACTGGTTCGAATGGTTCATTTAGACAAACTACATTTGCAAACAACCCTAAATCATATATTACAACTGTTGGTTTATACAATAGTACACAAGAGTTGTTAGCAGTAGCTAAATTATCGCAACCGATTCTTAAATCATTCTCTAATGAGGTGTTAGTAAAGGTTAAATTAGATTTTTAAGAACGATAATGAATTATAATGGCAGAAGCTTACAAACCAATCAATGGGGGTGGCATACAATTAAGACCATTCAACACCTATAAACGGTGGGTTGTAACTGATTTGAATTATAGAAGTGATTCTAATTTACATTCAGTTATAAAAGGTATATCTCCAGATTTCGGTGAAAAGATAAACGTTTCTGAATCCATCTCAATTCCAGCGTACAGAGAAACTGAAGAGTTAGATAATGCTAATTCAAACTCGACTACTTTCTTAAATCTAAAACATCAGAAAATTATCTGGTCAGGTCTGAATCAGATGTTCTACAAACACAGAGCAAGAGTAGAGAGAGATTTATACGCTACAGCATCAATACTATCAGTACCACATAATAGAATGGGTGATGGTATTCGTCCTGGTACAATTCAAATAACAGATACAAGTATGACTTCAAGCAATTTGGAGTCTATCATCATTAAAGATATTAAATTAGATGAACAACATGGGCAGCTAATTAATGATGGGTTAGATACTGGTTCATATATACCATTTGGAAATTTAATTGGGTATTGGGGGTTTAACGATGAGGTGGTTAATCGTACAGCCACTATTGATAACATCATTGAAGATAGAAGTGGTTATCTAAATAACGCTTATGGAAAGAACATAAAATATACAGATGGTATCACTACTACTGGAGATTTTCAATTATCATCGGGAACTCAAGCAACGTTCAATGGGTCAGATTCATACATTAGAGTAGACCACAACAAGCAATTGAATTTCTTCGAAACAACCGATTACTCAATTTCATTATGGGCAATACTCCCAACTTCACAATCCGATGACGGTGGTGACTACAATTGGTTAATATCCAAATCAGGAACATACAAAGATTATGGACAAGATTCTCTGACTAGAGATGTTCTTCGTAGAAGAAATCTACCTACAAGCATTTATCCGTTTGATATAAAAGTTGGAAATCAAAATGTACCTTCTAATAAAGGTAAAGTGTTTATATCCCTATCAAATGGGTTAACTACAGTTGAAGCAACATCATCAACAGCAATAAACGATAATACGGAACACCATATACTTTTTAATAAATCGGGTTCTCATTTAGAATTATGGATTGATGGTGTTAAAGAAAC